TGGCAGTAATCTTATTCCCAGATACACCGCCAAATATAGACCCTGAAACAAGTCCATTAAAAATGTACGAACCTGTGTCCACATATTTCTCAGTGTCATCAATGTCAGAGGCGAGTTTTGTGTATTCATCTCCAATTTCTTTTACAATGTCTTTTAAAAAATCCATAGTCAATCATCTTCTGTGTTGAATTCTTCCCAATAGGGAGTTGAACCACTTACAATCTCAATCATCTTTGAAAGGGTTATTACCTCTTCAATTGTATCAAGGATTATAGGTTTTTTGATAGGGCAGTACCAGACTTTGTACACTAGCCAAAGAAAAGTTCCAGGTTTACAACTTTCTCTACATTCCAACCAATGGCATCTAGGATTACCTTTACAGGTTCCAAGAAAGCTTTCTCAAATTGTAAATCATAATCAATATATTTGTCAACACCAAGTTCATAGGGAAAGTCAGAGATGAATGAAATAACATTCTCTCTAATGGGGTTTGCTTTCTTCAAATAAATGAACTTGATCTTTTCTCCATTGTTGATAGAAGAATACTTGTTAGTCAGATTCTTCTCTTTAATATAATGATTATATAGCAGAGCACCACGCACATGAATGGGGCACCCCTTTCCATAGATTGTAGAGTGTGCTTTGTGCTTGGTTACATCAGATACAGTCCTTGGGAATGCAATCTCTTCTGGTGGCATCTTCTTGAACTTTGCTCTTGCATCATCAATAAAGTCAATCACATCATCCTCTGTGCCCTCCATCATCAGGTGCAGAGCATCCTTAATCATCTTCCTACAAGGTGCAGGTGTAGAGGATTTGACTGCCTCAATGCCCATCATCTTGAGTTTGGGTTCATCATATCTGACCCCCTCACTATCCCACACATTAAGAATGTATCTCTTCTTTGCTGTCCAGATGCCCCTATCTGCAATGTTCTCCCTCTTCATCTGCATCTTCTGGGCATATGCATTTACATACGACGCAAGTTCCTGGTAACTTTCCTCAATAAATGGTTCCAGTTTCTCTTGGCAGATCTGGTCCAAGATGCCCACAAGTTTGACTTTGTTACCAGTGTGATTACCAAAAAATTTATCAACAAGAGGTCCAAAATTAATATAGATTGAGTCAGTGTCAGATGCAATGACATAATCCACATCTTCTGTTTTTAACAGATTATTTAGGTATCTATTCATACGATTTTCAATCCATCTGATAGATGTTTGACCAGATAGAGTGATTGCTTCAGCATTTGCTAACTTATAGTATCTGAAATACTGGTTACCAATAGCACCATAAGCAGAGTTCAGGGCAATCTTTCTTGCCATCTGAAAGTTGTTGTACTTAGAAATATCATTGATTGTCCTCTTGTGAAGGTTAACCAGTTCTCTATCAGACAATGATGCATAGGGATTATCAGAAGATGCAACAATCTCCTGCTCTGGTCCTTCACCTGCCCCACCAATCAAATATCCCATTACTTCTTCCTCCTGCGCTTCATTTCATTCTCAATATCAACCAGTGCCTGTTTTGATTGAAGCATCTTCTTCTTGAAGACTGTTCTTTCAGCATACATCTTCTCCATCAGTTCAGGCAAGAACCCCTTCACATCTTTTCTATACATTGCACCATTAGCACACACAGCATAGTCCTTATACATCTCAAAGGTGACAGACTCATCAAGAATTTTATTCACTGAAACAGATGGATGTCTCTCCTCCATCAGAGTCTCTGGTGAAATATTGTACTGCATCATCAGGTGTGGATACAGAGAGTTAAGGTCAAAAGATGCTACCCAATCATAGACTCCTGGTGTAGGTTCTTTCACATAGGCACCAGCAAACTTATCACCCTTCTCACTCCTATCCTTCTGGGGGACAACTATGTTCCTCCTTTTCAAATAGTTGTAGATAATTGTGTCCCACATTCTCACCTGATACATCACATCAACATAGTTTACCTTGGCATCATATGCCATAGTAATTGCCAGTTCAATCAGTTTAAGTTTCTCCTCCAACCTGTCAACCAGTTCCACGTCAATGATGTTGTAGTCAACAAACTTCTTCCAGTTACCTCTGTAAAAGTCTTTGAAAGTATCAAACTCACTGTGGTCCAGTTTCTTCTGACCCAGTTCAGTCTCTGCAATAAAGTCCAGTCTGTATGATTCACGATTCACATAAGTGAACTTCTTATACAGATCAAGATAATCAAGTGTGGAAATACCAGTGATGTCAAAGACATTGAACTGTCTGCCTGTAATCATGACTTCTTCATGATTCACAAGACCCCAAGGAGATAGTTCTCTCATCTTCTTAGGACCCATGATCCTGCTGATCCTTCCACAAAGGTATGGAATATCATACAATCTAACATTCCAACCAGTGACAACATCAGGTGTATTATTCTGCCACCAGTATAGGAATGCATTCAGCATCTCTACCTCTTCACTGAACTGGTGATAGGTTACATTCTTCTGTGTGGGCACATAGGGATACCTGCCCCAAGTTGTGATCTGCTTTGTATTGTAGTCCTGAATAGAGATAGTCAACATCTCTTCTGAACAAGATTCAGGGTCAGGAAATCCATCCTCTGCCTGGACCTCAATATCCATAGTCACCAAGTTAATCTTCTTGATATCAAACTTGATTTCTTCACCAGGATATTTGTCAGAGAGATATTGATAGACATACCTCTCATTCCCATAGATAGGGAATCCATCTACATCATCATACTTCTTATAGAATTCTCTACAATCTCTGATTGTGCCTGGTTGAATAGGTTCTACACATTCCCCATCAAGAGTCTTCCACTTACTTTCTTTCTTTGACTTCACATAAAGAGTTGGTTGATACTCTTCTTTGACAGTGAAGCTTCTTCCATTCTCAAAACCACGAACCAGGACATTGTTACCAATCACCTGGGCATTGGTGTAAAACTTCATACCTTCACCAGAGCTTCATACTTATCAATCAGTTTACCATTGGGATCAGCAATGGTCAAAATTTTATCAGAATGAATCATAAATGTATTCTGGGTTGTCAAATCAACCAACCATGGAGACAATGTGCCAGAGCCATCTGGATTAATAACAAATGGCTCAATCAGTTTACAATCTGGTTCTCCCAGATCAGCAGACACTTCTTCAATCTGTGTGAGAAGAATTACTTTATCAAGGATTAAAACTTTAAGATTCATCTTTAACTACTGCTTTTGCTTTTGCTGGTTTGACCTCTGCTGGAATAGGAGGTAACTCATGGTATTTACGATACCTTACTGTCTCATAGGTTTCAAAAGTCTCTTCTGGATTACCATAGGAGATTTTCTTTCTCTTTTCTAGAATCTCATCATAGGGATCAGATTTGATATCAGGCCAATTACGATGAGCATTTTCAGTCACTTTACGACTGATCACCTCATATTCAACACCTTCACCAGAGGTGGGAAGGACAACATCCACATGTTCTTTCTTGGCTGCCATGACACAGTTTACTCTGATAGTATCTTAGCATAAAAAAATGGGGGTGTCCACTGGATTTTGCCAGTGGAACCCCTGCGGCGACGATATTCAATTTTATTTAGAGATAGTCTTTCCTTTGATGGTGCTCAGGAACAACCTTGGTCAGGGTTATGGATAGAAGTCCGTCTTCAAATACGACGTTGGAGACCTCTGTGTCTTCAGCAAGGGTCCAGGATCTTTCAAAGTTTCTCTGAGCCAATCCCTTGTGGATAAACGTCCCTTCCTGTTGGGTAGTTTCTTTTTCCCCACTGACAAAAAGTTTTCCATACTCCGTGTAAGCATTCACCTGCTCCTTTTTAAATCCTGCTAATGCAATTTCTAACCTTGTCTCATTACTATTTACCTGAATTACATTATAAGGAGGATAGTTTTGTGTAGAAGAATTGAACACTCTGTCAAAGTATTCATCCATACCAATAGAGTTCTTATTAATCCTGTCCATCAACTGGTCCAGGTTTGCGGCATTGTACTTCGCTAATGTCATTTGACTTCTCCTTGTTAAGCGAGATTGTGTTGTGTGGATCCTTACGGCATCCTTGGCGTCAAAGGGGGAGCAATAACCCCCTTTCCTCTGACATTACTAATTATACAAGATAACAAAAAAGATGGTAGGGTATTAACCACACCATCTTATAGGGGTTTCCGACTTTTGAAGCGACCGCACGAAAGATC